CCGGACAATTTACAATAGCTATTGCTTGACATTATGCGGTAGCATTAACAGTCTGTCTTAATTTCTGGTATCATTATAGACTTCCATCTTGTTAGGCAGCAATGGATACAGTGCAATAGCCTGACCACGACCGTTTCGAACAACCTGTGAATAAGCATTGCCCCAAAGCAAAAGATGACTCATCAGTGTTTCTCGGAACACGAATGAAGTCATCTCAGGGTTAGGTTCGTTATGAAGAAGATAATACAGCGGGTGATGTGCAATTCGTTCTTTACCACCATCCAAGCGATATCGGTATACATGCAAAGGTAGCCCAGCGATGGCTTCAGCCAATATTCTTACACAGGCATACACCGCTGTGGTCTGCATAGCTGTTCGCTCGTTTACTGTTTTGCCACTGGTTGTGCCGCCGAAAAGAAAATTGTAACGACCTCTGTTTAAACTGTCTTTAGGCTTGTCACGCGAGTGGAAAAGTCTCTTAAATGGATTTATTTAAACCACCTCCTTAAAAATGGGCATAAAAAAAGCACCAACTGTATTGATGCTATATTTCAATGCTATTTCGTTGTCTACTGAAATAAATACAAATTCTTCAACATCTCCATTGCTTCTTTATTACCGTTGTGTCCAGCTTTGAGCAGCCACAACTTAGCCTGTTGAAGATCAATATTAGTTCCTATGCCTTTTTGATATTGTTCTGCCAGAAGTATCATGGCCTCTGTGAATCCTTGTTCAGCACAATGTTTAGTTAACATAAACGACTTCTTATCATTCTTTTCGACTATTTTTCCGACACCATAAAAAAGAGCTAATGTAAAAGTAGCATGGATATTACCGTTTTCAGATGAAGCTTCTAAATAATCAACAGCTCGAACGTTTGAAGATTTTATATATATATAAGCTATTTCAAACTGCACAAATGACAACAACTTTTTTATGTACATGCTATTATTAATTAACTCTAAAATAATCTTATCCATTCTCATTTGCTTTAGACGTTTAACAAAATAGTAATCAAAAAGCATTTCAAATTCGTCTTCCATTTCAAATAATCGATCTAATTCCGAAGGGAGATTTCCTGTAAGCGATATTGCATTTTTTAGTCCCAAAATATAACAGTCAATAGTATTGTCTGAGATTCTAGTATAAACTTTCAATTTAGTACTGATTTTTAGAGATAAATTATTAAATCGCCCTTTTGGTAAATAAAGCCTCGTTAAGTTCCTTAAACTTGAAAAAGCGTTATTGCCAATTTCTGCAACGCAATTAGGTATTGATATTGTTTTAATATAATCACAATCAGTAAAAGCATTGTTATCAATTTTTACAACAGTTTCTGGAATAACTACTTCAGTAGATTTTCCGCAATACTTTGTTAAGACACCCTCAATAATTATGAAATCAGTACTCTGATTATTATTGGAGTTTGAACCTAAACATTTTAAATATTTCGCAATTTCATCGCTATCAACTGCATTATCAGCTAGCGTTGTAACAACCTCAGAATTATGTGTATCTAAACAATTTGACATCTTATTTGAAACTTTTTCTGAGGACTGGTTTGTTTTGTTTATTTTTTCTCCGTAAGAACTTATGGGGTTCCCAATTATATGATTGTGACTTTTTACCTTTTCCTCATATTCTTCAGAAAGTCTTTCGGATTCTTCCCATATTAAGCGTTCCTCTTCTCTTTTCTTTTGAGATTTTTTAAGCAGTATAGTGATAATGATTAAAAAAACAAACAATAGAATAGTTGCAGTTATAACATCAACCTCATTCATACATATTATCTCCCTTTGTTTCATTATCCCTTATATGATAATTCTACCTTGGAAGCGTAAATATTACAATATGTCCCTTATTCGTAACTAATGATACTGCTTGCTCAAAATACTATAAGATCAGAAGTCCTCTATCGTTATAGACAGATTGCCTGTTATCATTTCCACAGCGGATTGCCCTATCAAGAGCCATAATTGTTGCCACAGCACCATCAATTTTCTCTGTAGACTTTTCCTTGTCAGGTTTAATGTTGCCTGCTGGATCAGTACGAATAAAAATGTTATCCATCATCCAGCGTAGTACCGGATGCCCACCATGGGCTATTTTCTGCTCCAGAGTAAGCTTCATTAGTTCCTTGGTAGGTGGACTCATGTCCTTAAAACCTTGCCCAAAAGGAATGACAGTAAAGCCAAGACCTTCGAGGTTTTGTACCATTTGTACTGCGCCCCAACGGTCAAAGGCAATTTCTTTAATATTGTATTTCATGCCAAGTTCCTCAATAAAGGCTTCGATAAAACCGTAATGCACCACATTACCCTCAGTGGTTTCTAGGAATCCTTGCTTCTTCCATAGGTCATAATTAACATGATCTCTTCTCACGCGTAAATCAAGGTTATCCTCAGGTATCCAGAAAAATGGCATAACGCTGTACTTATCATCTTCGTCAGCAGGTGGGAATACAAGAACAAAAGCCGTAATGTCCGTACTACTCGAAAGGTCAAGACCACCATAACATATCCGTCCTTGTAATGCATCAGGGTCAACATCGAATGCACATTTATCCCATTTATCCATTGGCATCCAACGTACAGATTGTTTTACCCACTGATTCAGACGAAGCTGCCTAAAACTGTTTTCTTCAGCTGGGTTCTGTTTCGCGCTTTCACAGGCAGCTTTTACTTTATCAATGCCGACCGTGATTCCCAGAGAGGGATTTGCCTTCCGCCACACTTTAGGATCAGTGCAATCCTCGTGGGGGTCAGCGCCATAAATAACAGGATAGAATGTAGGATCATGCTTTCTGCCCTTAATTATATCTAAGGCCTTTTGGTGTACTTCCCAACAAATGCTGTTTTGATTGTCACCTGCAGTTGTTATCAAAAAATATAACGGCTGCATCCTTGCATCACCGCTACCTTTGGTCATAACATCGTAAAGCTTTCGATTAGGCTGAGTGTGGAGCTCATCAAAAACTACGCCGTGGGTGTTAAAACCGTGCTTATTGCTAACATCAGCAGACAGCACTTGATAAACACTACCTGTCGGCTTAAAAATCAGCCGCTTCATGGAGTTGAGAATCTTAACTCTTTTATTAAGAGCCGGACACATCCGAACCATATCGGCAGCAACATTGAAAACAATGGATGCTTGGTTTCTATCAGCCGCACAGCCGTAAACTTCAGCCCGCTGTTCATTGTCACCACAGGTGAGAAGTAGGGCAATAGCTGCTGCAAGCTCAGATTTACCTTGCTTCTTCGGGATCTCTACATAAGCAGTATTAAATTGCCTATACCCATTCGGCTTTAATATACCGAACAGATCCCGGACAATTTGCTCTTGCCAGTCAATAAGATCAAAGGGTTTTCCCGCCCAGGTTCCTTTTGTATGTTTGAGTGCCTGTATAAAGGCAACAGCATAGTCGGCGGCAGCTTTGCTGTAGATTGATTCCTCGGCTTTGAACTTTGTTGGTGTATACTTCTTTAGTTTTCGTATTACTGACGCCTCCTTTCTGATGGCATAAGAAAAGACCCGATGTTAACCAAGCCTACAAATTCTATCTATACGAGAAACAGTACCGTTTCCGGCACTGCACTCGCTTGTTTTACTTTAATCCTATTTATTCTTCTCCGGTCAAGATAAAACGAAAGTAAGCAATTTTGTTTTCTGTAAGGTAGCAGGCTAATTCAATAAATCCTTTACGAAATGCAATCTCACGCACCTTGGGAATATCAAACATATTAGTTTCGCCAGAGTTCCTGATGTTTAATATCTGCTCCTTCACCTTATTATTTATCTTCTACACCTTCCTTAGTAGAGTTCGTGACTAGCCTCTTCAAGCTTTCCAAATATTGATCGTGTGGTTTACAATTTCTTTATGCTATCCACACCATAGACAACACCGAGGGTAGAGCCATTGTCCCAATTAACAAAAACGGTACCAGTATCGTCAACAAAATTCACTGTTCCTTGGTCACCGGGCTTAAGTTTTGTGTATGGGTCATCCATGTTAACCAACTCTACACGACTGCCTCTGACATATTGTTTTTGGATACGTTCAACGGTTTCTCTTGATGGAAAGTTATTCATCGTGCTCACCCTCCACTTTATTCGGAGTGCCGTCCCTAAAAGCCGAGTTCCCAGAAAGATTTTTCATGAGCAGCTTTCTTGCAACTTTGAATTCCTCTCCGATAAAACCAAGCCTTAAGAGAAAAACCCGGAAAGCATACTTCTCATTATCAACAGCTTTTTCTTTAGCTGTTACTCGTTTTTGCTTTTTTGCCAAGGAGCAAAGGCCTGTTACAAAGGCAGTGTAGGCTTCAACTTCGCCGCAGTCGTTTTCTAATTTAAACCAAGGAAACTTGATTGTAGTTTCGGTTCTTTCAATTGTTAAGGCTTCAGTGTCGACAGCTTTTTTGATTAACGTTGCTTTGCTTGCCACTATTTTATCTAGATTTGTTAAATGCTCCTCTGTGAAGCCCTCGATTGGTATTTCAACGGTAAGGAGATCATCCGGTTTAGTTTGTTCTTCCGATAGGGGAGAGTCGTATTCCATGCTGATAGCCTTAAAACCGTGAAGAACTTCCAGGTTATTGACTAGTTCTGAACTATCATCGCCTTTTAACATTCCATTCTTATCGATGTAAAACTTCCCTACCACGTATCCGAACGTGGGTGCACCTTTGTAGTTAATAGGTTCGCCAGTTAATTCACTGATTGCTTGCACTAAGTTCTTGCGCTCTGAGCCTGTTACGTTGTAGTTTATTTTCATAATCACTACCACCTTTCTTTTTGGTAGTTACATATATCACTCTAAAGCTGTGAAATAGCAAGTCTTTTAGACATTATTCTTTTGCCAATTCACTATATTTGTACTTCGTACCATCTCTTAATAGAAACACACTATCTGAATCTCCGACTTGCTCAACATACCGCTTAACGATAACATCACAATACTTTTCATCAAGCTCAATGGTATAGCATATACGCTCCGTCTGCTCACAGGCCACGAGTGTGCTTCCAGAACCGCCGAAGGGATCAAGCACAATGCTATTAACCATACTACTGTTCAGAATAGGGTAGGCGATCAAAGGTACTGGCTTCATGGTAGGGTGATCAGCGTTTTTCTTTGGCTTCTCAAATTCCCAAATGGTCGTCTGCTTTCTGTCTGAGTACCAATTGTGTTTGCCAGCCTTCTTCCAACCAAACAGAATAGGCTCGTGCTGCCACTGATACGGAGAGCGACCTAATACTAGTGATTGCTTTTTCCATATGCAAGTACCAGAAAGATAAAAACCAGCGTCTGAGAAAGCTTTTCTAAAATTTAAGCCCTCAGTGTCCGCATGGAACACATAAATAGAAGCATCCTTTGTCATCACTGCTTCCATGTTTTTAAATGCTGATAGAAGGAAAGTATAGAATGCTTCATCTGCCATATTGTCGTTTTTGAGTTTACCTGCTGAACCTTCGTAATTCACATTATAGGGTGGATCGGTTACAACAAGATTTGCTTGCTTTCCGTCCATCAAGACTGTAAAAGTGTCTATTTTGGTGCTGTCACCACAGATTAATCGATGATTTCCTAGGAGCCATAAATCTCCAACCTTTGTTGCTGCCGGTTTTTTTAGTTCTTCATCTACATCGAAGTCATCGTCTTTTACATCTTCAATATCCCCCATTAACTTGCTTAATTCAGCTTCATCAAAACCTAGTACAGACAGATCAAAGTCGACTCCTTGAAGTTCTGATATCTCAACCGATAACATTTCCATATCCCAGCCGGCATTCATAGCAAGACGGTTGTCCGCAATTATGTATGCTCTCTTTTGGGCTTCGGTTAAGTGCTCCGCGAACACGCAAGGCACCTCTGTGATGCCTTCTTCCTTGGCAGCCAAGATTCTTCCATGGCCTGCAATAATGTTTAAATCCTTGTCTACGATTACTGGATTGACAAATCCAAATTCCCGAAGGGATGCTCTCAATTGGAGTATTTGCTCTTTGCTATGAGTACGGGCATTCCGGACATACGGCACCAGCTTGTCTATATTAACCTTTTCAAAACGTTCAGTTACATTCATGTACCCTTACCGTCCTTTCCTGCCCGATAAAAGGGCTTCCATAATATCGTCCTGAGGATTGCCAGTGAAGGCAGTCGTGCAGTTCTGTTTTACAATTTCGAACATTTCATACCAGAGCAGGTTAGCCTGTTTCTGAAACGACTGGCTCATCTGTACAAAGGGGCTTGCTATTGCTCCTCCTGTGGTAGGGTGCTTTCCCAAAAGGCCGTAGGTGCTGATGGCTTCCTCGCACTGGATATACCGGGTAAAAGCCTGAGCATAGGCTTCGATTAATCGAGGGGTTTACAAACTTCTCACATCCGCGGTCTCGAAGCCAACACCATGTTTCTTTAAATAGTGCATCTGCTCCTAGTGGCTTCCCGTCTTTTTGTTTTGAGCGTAGGTATTCGCTAGGCTCGGGAATATCTTCACCGACAAGGTCAAACGCCCTGGAAAACGCCATAACTGCCGCCTCTCAGGTTCAAGAGGCCCAATTTCGGAATGTCAGGATCAGCCTGCAAACCCACAAGGGTAATCTGCTTATTCTCATAGAGAATAGCTTTACGGGCAAGGTGATCATGGAGAACGGCATACCGCAAAGCTGCCGGGATGGCCACGGCCTTGGAGTCAAAAGTATTGCCATGATCGCTGAAAAGAATAATGGCTACTGCTCCTTTGAGGCAACGTGTGAAATTTTCACCATGAGGATTGTGCTGCCGCTGCAGGAAGGCTAGTCCTTAAACGCAAATCAATTGACGTGTCATGCTGTATTTGGTATAGTTTGCTTAAGAAGTGCAATTGCTTGTTTTTGGCGGATTTCATGCAGGATGATCACCGCCATGACTGCTCAGATCGATAATTCTGGACAGAATAAATGCTAAGCACGTGGATTATGACATGTGAAAAGAAAGGAGAAAAGATAATGCTTAATCAGGAAGTTGCCAGA